GTGCCAAACCCAATGAAAAGTGTAAAAAGGGGTACTATAAGGTGATGATGTTTGTGTGTCCTGGAAGACCAACAAACTATATTCGTCAAGGAGACTTCCACTTCTATGTTCAACACGGTGTCGTGGAATACCGTGTTAAGCCAGGTGATACACAGGAATCTGTCGCCAAATTCTTCAAAATACCTTTGTCAAGAGTCAAGCGTGCTGGTAAGTTTATGCCAAATAAGAGAATCGTTTTTAGAGCCAATGTCTTCAGCCACAAGCGGGGGTGGGCCACGGGTCCACTTCTGGTTGATGCATCTGGTAAATCCATTAAGGATCCTCGTAAAGCGGATAGGAACTACCCTGGACTAAACTATGAGACGTATTGCAGCTCATTCTGCGTCAAGGACAAGGGAATCAAGGTCGGAAAGACTCATCCCAAGGTCAGACAGAAGACTGTCTAAATCTACTGTATTTTCAACATCAAAAGACATATCAAATATATCCATTATATTGAAAATGGCTTCACTCTGCAATGACACAGCGTTCGACTGCGCTGTGTAATTGTTCTGAACCGTCACCGTCACCTTAAACTGCGAAACGTCAAATACTTTTCTACATAGGGGACACGTATTCTTACCTTTACCTTTCCACTCCTCTAGACAGTGGGAATGAAACATATGTCCACATCTGATCGGAGAATTGGTCCTCGTTGATCTGACTTCATTGAGACATATGGCACATTGTGACATTCTAGAGTATGGGTTTAAAGTTTTTTTCGTGATTTAGCTCAGTTAGTAAATCTTGGACATATCGGTGTATCGATCGCATGGGTCACAGGTAGTTCGTGATTGTTCTTGAACTTTGTTAAGAAGTTCTGGACCTTGCTTTTGAAGAAGTTGACGGTAGCTGTAGTTGTCTTCAAATGTAATACCATTTTGTTTCATCAAATAGTTGTTTGTAAGTTGGGCTGAGGAATTGATGGTGAAGCATCGACCATCGGCCATACCAAGTCGTTGAGACATCTTATATTAATGTAATATTAGAAATTAATTTTTAAAACGAGAAACCCGAAACGACTTCATCGTTACGAATTCTATAATTTTCCGTTCCAGAACTCATGTATTTATCTTTTAGATATTTCTCAACTTTTAAGATTTCTTCGGATGTGAGTTTTCTGTCGTAAATGATAACTTCTTTCAAAGCCCAATCGGTAGTTTCTGTAGCAACAAACTGTCCAGAATTTATAGTAATTTGTGACGGGCCTTGGTTATTACTTGGAATGGTGACTCTATCAACACCATTAGTTCTGTAAATACCCACACTATCTGTTCCCTGAACCCATGCGTCGGCGTTATGGAGTCCAGATTCATAAGGAGTCATCCACGTACCATGGTGTCCGACACCCACTCGACCAGCCCACCAGGTAGAAAGCCAGTTTCGATCAGTGCCATCAAAGATGCGTCCCTTTGACTGCCCATTGTATCGTCCGATATAGAAAAGTGTGTAATTTGAGTTTGAATCAAGTACAGCAGCTGGAAATTTTAAACCGTCCCCACTTCCACCCTTTACATAACTGGTTCCCTCCTTGCTAATACTTCCACGATCAACAATTCCATCGTTACTCATACCGGATATGTCCTTCCATTTGGAAGATTCGGCGGAAGCGACTGTGTATCTACCAGAAAGTCCTGGAATATCTTTGGGGAATGGATCCACTGGAGGAGCTGGTCCTGTGGGTCCTGTGGGTTGTGTTGTACTGGTGGTTTCCCCGCCACCCATCATTAGCGCAGCGGCGACTGAAGAAGAACACATGACCAAGACGACACCACCTATGATCGCGACTCGAGACATCTTATATTAAAATACATCTAGAAATTAATTGACCTGTTGACAATCGTTTGAAGCCAGGAATTGAATCCCTTACTTCTGAGATGTTGGATCATTGGTTCACACTTGTGTCCCAAGAATACATCAAAGACATCTTTCTCTACGGTGGGTGACACGCGAATCTGGGGATCATCGTTGATATGTTGATTGATGATATTGTAAGCAAAAGCAATCTCTTTGAGAGTTTCTGCACCTGTGATGATAATTTTGCCAGTTGAAAAGATACTTGTCGTAATTTCTTTCATATCTTGAGCGGGTTTGAACTTGATTTTGACGGCGCTGTATCTGTCTGGTTCAAAAGAAACTTTGAAAATGTCAGAGTGATTCTCAAAGTGTTGGGCCACTCGCATGAGATTGATGTTGTAGTTGAGACTGAAGTTTGAGTTGATCATGACAACTCTGAAAGAATCAACTGGAACCTGCATCTCCATTCCCAAAAAAGTCTTGAAAATGTAGGTCAACTGGGTAATGATACGCTTGCAGTCAAAGAGATCACAGCATCCAGCCACTTGAATAGAACCATTTGGGAACACCTTGACAGACTTGGTACTGTAACTGTCGTGATATGTGAGAGTCACTTGGTTATAGAAGGTTGTGGGCTTCAATTTCCACTCAAAACCACAATCTCCCTTAGTACCCGATCGTCTCAACTTGAATGTTTCCAAATTCTCAAAGATGTGGCGAAGTTTTTTAATATCAATGTCTTGGATAAAGCTTGAGACCATAGTGATTGTTGTAATCTTTATCCAAGAAGGTCTCGTTTCATCGGGAAGTTCTTTCCTAAACTCATCAAGAGTGAGAAGATAGGAAAAACTGTTGTTGGCTATTGCCGAATACATATATGTAGCAGGTTCCTCGTTTTTGTTTGATTTTGACTGGGTTGAAGTTGACTTAGGTAATTAACCCGTACCATCGTATTTACCACCCCAGTGACCTTTTGTTGTTCCTACACACCAAGCCGATTGTACACCCTTT